ATTCAAAGCTCAATAATCTTCATCTTTTTGCACTTCCTCCTATAGTGGCACAGGCTTTGTCAGCCGAAGAAGAGAAGCCTGTTGGGCCAGAATCTGAAATTGAGAAAACGGCTGAAGTGTTGGAATCGCAAAGTGGTATGTTGGATGGTACTGAAAATCCAACTAATCCGATGAGTGATAGGCCCACTGGAACATCACCCGTTCAACCAATTGGCTCTGAAGGTGAGCAGGCGGATCAGACATATACCGTTTGGTACGGTGATCCTCCTACTTCCATTAGAGAATTGTGTAAGCGGTATGTTATGACTAGGTATTGGATTACGCCTTTGCCTGCTGTTGGAACAAGAAACATTAGTATCCTGACTAATAAAGATGCTTCTTATCAGACTGGTTATGATCCTGAGGGGATAGATGTGAGTCAATCTGATGGTACTACTCCATTGTCTGTTGTTAATAAAGATTTTGCATCTTGGTGGTCTCCGTGTTATGCGGGAGTGCGAGGAGCACGGCGCAAGAAATATTTGTTTGGAAACGTATCTGATGGCACTGCCAGTGTTGTTCGCGGAAATTTTGTGGGTGCCAATAATGGTAAGATACAAACATCTACTATTGCATATAATCTCCCTAACGAGTTTTTATCTAAGCTTAGTACAAGGCAGCTTAATACATCTTCTGGTGCTGGAGCATCTACCACTAATTGTTCCATTAATAACACAATTGAGGTTGAATTGCCTTTTTATGCTACAGATCGTTTTAGAAGTGCGCGCAATGTGCGAGCGCAGTCTTTGCCTTCTAATAGTCATACTGTTACCACACAGAATAAGCTTTTGGATTCATCCTATTCCACTATTCCTTCTACCCACGCAGAATTTCAGCAGTGGGATGCTGTAGGCGAGGATTTTACACTTATGTTCTTTACGGGAGCTCCAATTTTGTATAATTACGAAATTACGGGGTATTCGTAGGATTTGAGTATAGGTTTTTATAGTTTTACCCTTAAATT